GTGCATGTCAGCAGCGTTGTGCCGGCGCCAGATGCGCCGCCAGCCGACACGCCTGTCAGCGTTGGCGTTGCCGTCCCCGACAACGTCGAGGCGTGAGACGCATTCGGTCCTGCTGCAAGCGTTGCGGCCGTCTGCACTGGTCCGCTGCCGACCGACACTGTCGGACATTCGGCGCGGCTGCCTGGAGGTGTGTACGACGTCTCGGTGCCGGCACCCTCGTGTGCCACACTCGATGCGGCTGGCACTGCTCCCACGTTGTTGATCGTGGTGCCACTGCCGGTGCCTGGGTAGCTGTTCTCGGTGCCGCCAGATGTTGCGCCAGTGCCTGACGCTAGCGCCGCCGTATTGGCAACAAACGTCGTTAGCGGTCCTGCGCTGCCGTCATCGAAATACGGCGGCGGGTTGCTTTTCGGATATGTGGCGTTCCAGTTGTTAGGATCATTCATCGTGGTCTTGGTGTAGTTCGGCACGTTCGGCGGAGTGGCGCCTGTGCATGCAAAATTGGTCGGCGGTGTCGGGTTCGGTGGCGTGACTGTCAGTGCGTTTTGGGCCATGCGCCCCTCCTCTGGGTTGATCTTTTAGACAAGCTGCTATAGGTTCATAGGTTGTCCAAATGGAGCGTCCTATGGTTAGAAAGATGGCTGAAAACGGCACGTTTTATCACGAACCCCCTTACACGGAGGAGGAGGATCTGGATTTCTACCGGCGCATTTGCGCTGGTCCGGTTAGGATCCTTCACGGCCCACCTCCTGCGAGGAATGACGTGCAGCCGCAAAGAACGCCGCGGCGGCCGCTGGAAGAATAGCACCGGCCTTGAGGGCTGCTTCCATGCGATCGACCCAGCCAGGACCACTGCCAACAATGCGGCGGAAATTCTGGATGTCCTCGCGCGGCGCGCCCCATTCCTTGCTCCAGGTCTGATCGCGCTCTAGCTTTGCCAGGGCGCGTTCAGCAATATACGGGTTATTATTAAAAGCTGTTCGTATTTCTGGCGTCACGTTGAGGTATTCCATCATCTGCCTGGTGGCGGCCTGCGAACCTACACCCTTCTTCATCGCATCGACGTAATCAACAATATCACTATCGACCTTCACACGCTCGGGCTCTCCAAACTTGCCAAACTCGCCAGACCGCACGGCCTTGTCGAAGGCCTTGCCGCCCGTTGGCCTGGGGTAGAAGCTTGTCGACGTAATGCCTTGCCCAGTGTCCGCAACATCAGACAATCCATGCGGCGTACCGGCTTTTTGGATGCCGTACAAATCTCCCATCGCGGCAGGACCACTGCGAGGATAAAACAGAGAATTACTCTCCCCTACCGGACCACCGCGCCAAATCTTATGCCAAGCGCCGGCATTCTGCGCGTCAGTCAAGGCGCGCACCGCTTCACCAGCATTGAGCAGAGCCCGATCGGCTGGCGTCACTGATTTGAAATCAGCGCCCTTGCCTGTGGTGAACGTGCCAAGCGGCCGCGCGACAAAGCCTGGGTTTGTTTCAACTGCCCCGCTGGGCGTCGTATACATCCCCTGCATGTCGATCGTCGGCCGCACCCGCATGTTGACGCCAGTGCCTGGTACGCCAAGGCCAGCATAGATCGCATCGCGGCCGCCAGGAGCCGTAGCCCATGTGCTGGCAGGATCCGCGGCAAACGCCGCGCGCCGATCCGCGCCGGCGGCAAGCGATCCCATCATGTGACCAGTGTCGGCACCAGGCTGCGCCTCGTGCGTGGCAAAGTATGTGTGCCGATCGAAGAAATCCCCGATCGTTCTGTTGGCTCGAGCAAACGCCTCGTCGTAAGTGAGCGCAGGATTACGCGCCATGAAATCGAGCGCCTTCTGCCGCACCCACGGCGCAGCCTGCAGCTGCTCGCCCGTCCAATCCGATCGGCCGCCAAGGTTTGCTTTGTTGGCACGATCGACAGCGAGCGCCGTCTCGTAGTCCATGAATGTGTGCTGCGCCGGCGTCATTGCGTTTTTCTGCGCGCTGCCGCTTGCCTCGGTGTATCCCCAGTTCCTGGCATGACGAAAATCATTCACGCCTGTGGCGCCAGGAGGGTTGACCTGATCCGGATTGACTAGGTTTGCGTATTCGCCCGTCTTGTCACCAAGCTGGTACAGGTTTGGATCCTTGGCCTCGACCGCGGCCAGGTGTGCTTCGTGTTGCGCCGGCCGCGCGGCCTTGACCGGCATGCCGGCGATCGCGGCGTTGTTCTCCTTCAACGCAAAATGCACCTCGCTGCCAGGATCCACGCCCGCGGACCATTGCCCCTCTTGATTGGACATCCATTTGTTTTGCACGGGATCGCCGCCGGTGACCTCGTTCACCGCGGCACGATAGCGATCGTACCAATCACCACCACGCGGATCAGCCTGGACGTATTCGTCAAAGCCCTTTCGCGCCGTAGTCAGATCCCGCTTGCCTTCCCAATCTCGAGGCGAGCCGATGTAATAACCTTCCGACTGCTCGCCAGCCTTGATGAGGTGTGGCTGCTGGCGCGCTTGTGCGATCGCGTCTTTCGTCGACAGGCCGCGAATGCTCGGCACCTCTGTTGAGACATCAGCCGGCGCAGATCTAGGAAGATCCTTCGACCATGCCCCGTAACTGTAAGCCGGCGGCGATTGCCCGAATGGCACCCATTTATCGCCCTGCAGCATTTCCAGATTGTTAGGGCTGATTTTAGCAGTTGAAATAAAATCAGGGTGAAGCGGCCCCCTGTTTCCTTCCGGTTTGAAATCACCCGATTGGATAGTGCGGAAAGTCGGGAATTGCTGCTGTAGCTCTACGTTACCGATATGAGACGGGGCTTCAGTTGCAAAAAAAGTCCCCTTGTTCAGTCCGCCAGACCCTATCCCAGCCAAATTATCGGCGGACGAAACGTGATAGAGATACGGCGCTTGACCACCCTCAATCGGCTCCGGCGGCATGTTGTGACCAATACCGGCCGGCGGGATGTATTCGTCTTGCGCCGCTAGTTCTGACATTCGCGGCCGCGGGCGCATCCTAGCGCCGGCCATGCCCAGAGATCCTTCTGGCGCCATGCCGTAACCAGAGCCAACAATCATCATGCCAAGATCAGCACCTGGCTTGATCATCTGTTCGGTGGTGATCGGATTATCTGGTGTCGACTGATAAGCCTGACCTGGAGCTGCTGCAATTTTCGCGGCGCCGGCAACAATGGGATCCGTATGCCACGGCACACCAGGACCAGACAACGCGGCCCACTGCTCTGGCGTCATGCCATAAGCATCAACCGCGGCCAGGTCGCCCATTGTGTAATCGTCTGGCATCAGAGATCGGCTTGCGTGTTACTCGGGTAGAAATAGTTTTGCATCGTTTGATCGGGTGGCATGGCGCGAGGATCTCCAGGGATCGGGATCTCGGCTTGATCTGTCGGCACGTTGCCCCAGCCACCAGGCTTTGCACCTTGGGTGGTCGGCGGCATTGGCTGCGTGAAATAGCGGCTGAGGCTGTGAAGCGTAGGAGAATTAGAAATAGCGGCAATGTCTGGCATCGGCATTGAAGGGGCCGGCGGCATCGGCGGCCGCGACATCGGCGGCACCTGATCAATCAGACTACCAGTCGGCCGGTAGCGGTCTGTCGCCATCAAGCTTCCTATCGAATGCTGTCTAGATGCCACCGCGCCCTCCTGGTCGGAATGCCTGCTGCGTTGTTCTCAGTTGATGCTGCGCGCGCCGCTGCTCTGCCTGCTCTGCCCGCTCCGATCGCTTGGCGATGTTGTCCTCGATTTGCGTCTGTGCCTTTATCAGCTCGAGATGCATGTCCTGCTGTTTTTCTTTCATGTCAGCCTGGTGGCTCTCGCGGTTTTCGATCAGCTTTTCGTTCTGCACCTGCATCTTTACGTTCTGATCGCCCTGCTTGGACGCTAGCCGCATCTGCTCGAGTTTCTGCGCATTGAACAGATCCATCTTCTTGTGATCGTCCTTTTGCTTCAGCTCTGCAGCCTGCATCGCCTGGTCCTGCTGATCCTTGTCGCGCTGGCGCTTGTCTTTCATCTGCTCGATCTGCAGTGCGGTCTTGGCATTAAGCTGCGCCGGATTGTCCTGCTGTGGATTGTCGGCCTGCTGCTGCATCTGCGCCACCAGGTCATCGATGGCGCCATCGAGCGACCGGCCGGCACGGAAGGGCGCAGTCGCAAACTTGAGCAGCTCACCACAGAACGTCGCCGTCTGCGGCTGCGCTGCAATCATCTGCGATAGCTGTGGCAGCAGTCCACTCAACACACCTATGAACTCGCCGCGGCGTTGTTTCTCGGCGTTTTCGTCGGCCTGGATGGTGCTGTCGGTTTCGATGTCGAGCACGAATGATTTGGTGCGGTTGTCCTTGAGGAAGGCCAGCACCTGCTCGATCGTAGGCTTTTCCTTCAGCTTGATGATGGTGCCGCTGGCCGCCTGCTGCATCTGTTGAAACTGCTGCTGGACCTGCTGTGCCTGCTCGGGGTTGGCTTGCGCCTGCTGCATCACTTGCGGATTGCCAAGCATCTGCAGCGCCTGGTTATGATGCTGCTGCATCTGCTCGACCACCTGCTGGATCTGCCGCTGCACCATCGCCTGCGTTGGCAGCTGCGTCTGGCTCATTTCGATCATGGTCACCGCATCGAATTTCTCGGTGATGATCTCGGCCGTAATCTCAGCCAGGTCGCGCGCCAACCGCACTAGCTCGCCCTGCTTGTCGCGCACTCGCGTGGATCCGTAGTCGGTCTTTAGCTCTTGAGCGCCAAGCGTCTCTTGCGGATCCGTCTGCCCGCGCATGATGTCTGACAGTCCGATGATCTGATAGACGTCATCGATCACCTGCTTGCGCAGTGCCACCAGGGCGGTGATCGTCTGCGCAATCATGTCGATCGGCAGCCAGATGATCACCTCTTTGCTGCCGCCAAATGCAGCCCAGTTGGAGATCGGCACGAGCATCCGCCCTGGTGTCTTCGTCTTGATCGCAGCTTGCACTGCATCGGAGATCTCAGCCCCGCCGGCGGGATAAAATCCTTTCGCCTCGAGCGCATCTGACAAAGCATGGATCCGGCCCGTGAGTAGGTTCACCTCCTCGAGCTGGTCCTTGTACTGCAGCACGTCGGGCACCGGCACCAGCGAGTTACGCTGCACCGTGCCATAGGCCGGCTTTGGACACGGGAAGAAATTGAGCAGATCTAGGTGCGGGTCATCCTCGTCCAGAATGTCTTCGCAGCCTTCAGCAACCCATACCACACGGCGCTCGCCTTTGTGCCAGATCTCCCAGAATTTGGCGCGTTCGCGCTTGTCGGCGCCGCCGACTGCCTTGGTGTCTTTGTCAACCTTGTAGTCCGCTTCCTGGTAGGCATCGCCGCTGCTTTCCTTGAACCGTTTACGCGCCTCGCCCCTGGTCAGGTAGCTGGCGGCCGCAACCCACGTCACCTCGTACCAACTGCGTGAGATCGAATGCAAAAAGTCGCGTCGGTTCTTGTACTCGATGCAGACACGTTCGGTTGAATAGTAGCCGGTCTGGTCCTGCTTGCTTTCATAGCGACACCAGGGAACGCCGCGGCCGATCAATGCGACGTCATCGCGCAGCTGCATCATCACGTCATTGATGCGCGCGAGATCAAAAGCGACCGTCGTACACCGCTCGAGCAATTCCGATGCAGCCTGCGGCACGGGTCGCCGGTCCTTGAACTTGGGCACCACAACGGGGACAGGCGGCTTGGCATAGATCGAAGGCTTGAGCACCTCGCAGTTCGCCCAGAAGATCTGGTATTCCTTGTCGCGCGCCATATCCGCCAGCCGACCCAGGCTCGCATATCGTTTCTCGATGTTGTCGCAGTGGTCGTTCCATGGCTGGAATGCCTTCTCGCTCTCGCTCAACAGATTGAGCCAGGCTTTCGCCTTCTTGGGCTCGATCGCCGGATTGTATTCTTGATCATCATGCCTGATGTCTTCCGCGGCCGGCTTGGTGTCATCAGCGTCAGCCATGCTACGGCTCCATCTCTCTGATCACTGCGATGGCAGCAGACGCTGCATCATCGTATTTACCGTCTTTCACCGGACAGTCCAAGCGACTGCGGTTCGCCGGCCATTGGCAGCACCGGTTACCTTCACACGTTCGCGACATGCAGATCGCTTCTGCAACGGTCCTGAGTACCACGTCTACGATCGATCTCATTCCAGATCCTTGCGGCGCCGGTACACCCTGGCGCCAAGCGCGAACGCCAGGACGTGTGGCGTGAGATTACCCAATGGAACGTGAGCCACCATCCACATCGCGATCGCGCGCAGATGTCTCATAGCCTGATCCCCTTGCGATCGTCTTCCGGCGGCGGAATGTGCCAACCACGTTCGGCCTCATCGGCCGGCGGTGCGCGCTCGACGTAGCGCCACGCCAACGACAGATAGCGGAAAGCTGCTGACGGATGTGCGGTCCAATCATGAACGTCAGTGGCGCGAAATGCTTTGCGCTCATCGTCCCATTCGCGCCGGTATTGCTCGAGTGCAGCGATACCCGTTTCCTCTGTGCGTGGGTGGAAGATGCATAGCGGCAACGTACGGCGCACTGCGTTGATGCCATCTTGGAACGTAGCCCATGGTACGAGCATCGGGTTCAGACCGAATGCCTTCATACTTGCCACGCGCGTCCGGCCGGCTCCCCACTCTTTGATCTTTGCGTCATGCGGCACCCAATCAATGCCATCGACCCAGCCATATGTTTTGCGGCGCAGCTCGATCTGTTCGGCAAAGTGCTCGACGTCGCCGCCACTGCGCGCGTAGTGGTCTAGGATTATTATCTGGCCGCCCTGGAGCTGGAACCACCACACAGACGTGTCATCACGCACACCAAGATCCCAAGCGCGATGTACCTGCTCGCCGGAGATCGCATCGATGTCGATGATGCGCTCTTCACTGCGTACCTGCGCCATCTCGAGCGCAAAGTACGCGCCCAGGATCGAAGCCTGCCAATCACAGAAATATTCCTGGCGATACTGCGCGCGGCCGACATCGGCGCCGTAGAGCGCAGTGTATTCCTTCAAGGTTTCGGCAAGAGCTTCCTTGGTGAGAGCGCCGGTATCATCCGCGGTGAGGAGTTGGCTAAACCAATCGGGCGATTGAACTGAATGCTGAAACATGGCGAACGCATGATTGCGTCCTCGGGGAGTAGTGATGAACGCCGCCCAGCCGTTGTTTTCCTCGAGCATTGGTCGGTGGTAGGCCCAGGCGCTGGGATTAGCGAGCGCCCACTCTGAGTAGACAATGCCGGCGACACTCGCGCCAACTGTTGCGTTGTACGTGTCACTACCGATGCATTGCCACGTCGAACCATTCTTGAGCCGGATAAACATTTCGTTGTCGTTAGTGTTAGCTCGGATCCGCGGTGGGAAGACTTCATCGATGCGTCTCTTTCCTGAGTGTGCGTTGATTGCAGTCCAGATCGCTTTGCGCGACTGATTATATTCCGGCAAGCAGTGCCAGTAATTTCCGACACGCTCGAGCGCCGACACGGCCGTGTGGTGCAGACACACTTCGTCTTTGCCGGCGCGACGATGCCAGACAGCCATCGCGCGCTTGCCACCACGCGCCAGGTAATTCCAAAGTTTGCTTTGATGCGACCGCGGATGCCATCCGTTGTACGGAATATCAATCTCGTCTGCAGCGAGCAGTGTCATTCGTCCGTCAACATTTTGCGAATGAGAATTTTGATGTCGCCACCATCCGCATCGCCGGCGATCGGCTGTATTGGCCTGCCCCAACCACGCTCGAGCAGAATATTAGCGGCCGCAACGCTGATGCTGTTGGATTGATCTTTGCCAGGGCTGCTGACAAGCGCAGCCAGCCTCTCGATGCAGCTGTTAGTATGAGCCCTCGCTAGCGACCGAATGTCGGGCGGTATTCGTTTTCTAGGCAATAGCTTAAGGGGTACCCCCCTCCTCCCTAGTCCTGGTTGTGTGGCGGCGGCGGCGCATTACCGCTCCCGGCAACCATCGTCAATCTGTGCTCGAGCGCATCGATACGCCGGCGCAGCTCGTCGAGCTGCTTTTGTCCATCGGCGCGTATTGCTGCGATTTCTTTGGTGGCTGTGAGTACCGCGACAGCCAATGCTGCATTCATCTCGTCACGCAACGCAGAGATCTCTCCCTTGATTGTCATGCTGGATCCTCAAACGCAGAGAGGGCGCACAAACGCCCTTTGCGGGAGAATGCGCGCCCTCTCGTAGTCTGGTCAAGCTATCTACACGAGCAAGAACCAAAATCCCAGACCTAGCGGGATACCGAAAGTAAGCCCAAACACGATTAGGATCTCGGTAAAATCCTTACAAACACCTGTAAGGGAAAGACCAACGAGCAGCCAAATAATCAGCACATTCCACAACATCAATTGTCCCCCCTCTGCCACTTGGGTACCAAAGGCTTTTCATTGTGAGCCACCAACGATCGCAGCAGCAAAGCTGCAGCCACTGGGATCTCCGATTGCCCTAGGACGATCCTCCTGGCGGTACGTCCAGACAGCCCGATGTACCGGCCGGCGCCCACCTGGGTCATGCCCAATTCCTTGATAATTCTCTTGAACTCTCGCCCAGACATGGTGCGTTTCGATTGCCATTCACTCATTTTTAACCTCCTGTTGCGATACCCCTATGTAGGACGCTCAGACAGGCCTGTCAATATGGCCTAAATTGACCCCTTGACAGGTAGGACCAGCCGTCCTATATCAGCCTCATCGCAACGGAGAAATGAAAATGACGAAAACGAACCTGACCACCACCATTGATGCCTTGGGCGAAATCAAGGCCCAGATCGCCGCCCTCGAGATCAAGGAAAAGGCCCTCAAGGCCAACCTCGCTGATCTCGCACCAGGCGCCTACGAGGGGGAGCTGTTCCGTGTCTCCATCTCGCAGACCGATCGCGAGACGCTCGACATGAAAGCGGTTCGTGCCAAGCTGTCGCCCCAGTTCATTGCGGCGCACACCAACGTCACCCCGGTTCGTACCGTTAAGGTATCGGCCCGCACTGGCAAGGATCTGGCAGCATGAGAACCGCAAATTATTCGCCAAAAGAAAGGGTGCTGGCCTATTGGGCCAGCCCCAACCGACAAACCTTCATCGACGTTATGGACCTGGACGAAGCGAAAGAGCTGATCGAAGAAAGCGGTGTGCAACAAGATCTCAAGATCATTTCCTACTTTGAAACCAGCGGAAAACCTGTAAGCTGACACCATCGTAATGCGTAACCCGTTCAGCCCCGTTGCCCCAGCGTCTCCCCAGGCGCTGGGGTTTTTCATGACATCTGCGGGATCTCGTCGTTGAAGGGCACGTCAAACCCCAGCGGATCAAGCGCCTGCAGGGGGTCATCGACCTGGCGCTTGGTGCGCACCACCGTCACCCCTGGATACGTCAGCTTGGCTGCCACAAGTTCGCGATTGATCTCCAGTAGCCTCGCAATCTCGTCCAGGGTGTAGACCGCGACCTGGCGCTTTTCAGCGATCACGCTCCTCGCCATGGCGGCATCAGGTACGATCGCGGCCACCGTGCCGTCCTCGAGCGTCAGCTCCCAAACCTGCAGCGGCTTAGGCAGGGCGCCGGCGGCATGTGCTGCGACGTCGAGCGTCTCCCACGCCAGCATCATGCGGGAGCATTCGCGCCGCATATCCTCGAGGGTGCCCTTCTGGATCGCTGCCTGCAGCTTGTACCGCTGTCGATCGAATTTCTCCCTCAGTTCAGGACCGACCACGAGGCGCAGGCGATCGCAGCCCCAGTACCACTCGAGGCGCGCTGCCAGTTCGTCGACGCCATCGAGGTACGCCCGCCCCGCGATGAACGAGCCGTGCGTCCCATCCCACCGCTTGAGCACCCAATCGGGCACCGCGGGCTCCGCCTTCGCCAAGTTTTTAATTTTGCTCATAACCTCACCCCAAGGTTTTGATTGGTTTTGGCTTTTATTTTTTTATCGCGTCTTTTGAAGGAGTTTCGACAATAACTGCAAAACCCACTCAAATTTGGAGCCTTTCCGTCAGGTCCGCCAATCGTCTCCACGATAAGTATAGGCGTAATACACACCCTGCACTCGCTAGCCCACCCAGCTATGCCATCTTGAGAACCATCATCACGAGTGATGACACGATGATAAACACGTTCAAATTTCGTCATGT